CTTCCCGGTGTAACTGCAGTATTTGCTAAAGTTAATGCTCCACCCGATGCAATCGTTGCATCACCAGAAATATCTACTTCTTCATAAGATGTACCATCTGCAACTAAAATTTTATTAGCGGTATTAGTTGGCATTTTAAGTAAAGCACCAACAGTTAAATCAGCAGGTAAAGTTACATTACTGCTTGCATCTTCTACAACTGCTTTTGAAGCAGGTAATGTACAAAATACATCTTTAGATCCACTTGTAAAATTAACTAAAGCATCTGAGTTAGAAGAAGATATTACGGTATCTCTTGATAAAGTATCTGTTGCTGCATCGGTTACGGTACCAATACCAACTTCAAATTCACCTGTGCCTGTATTTACTATTGCATAGTAAGTTGTGTTACCATCACCTATAGCAGAAACAAAACCTTCAAAATCTTGAACCGCACCACCAAGATCTAGCGTACCAGTTCCTGTAGTGGTGCTTGTTTCTTTAACTCTATCGTTAAGCACAAGTGCCATTTAATCTCCTTAACTAATTCTTAGTATTGCTGCCGATGTTGTAAATGCAGGGAACTGAATAGTAAATGTTCCAGCTGTTGCTGTTTTATCTCCACCGAAATCTAATGCACAAACTGCTTTTTTACCATCAGTGCTATTGTAAATCAAAGCACCTCTAGCTGTTAATGTTACTCCAGTAAAAGATAAGTTTGCAAAATTTACGATTGCAACACCTGAGGCAACCGAGGTTTGTTGTGATTGAAGTTGAGATCCACCTGATGTGTATTGACCTGAATCACCTACTTCATTTCCTGTTGTAAAAGATGTTGTTGCTGCATTAATTGTAGCTTGTGATGTGTATAATGATAATTTAAAAGCGTCTCCCCCTGAATCAAAGTCGTGAACGCCGTCTAGTAATTCTTTTTTAAATGAATTACATACTGCTTGTTGTATTGCCATAATTTTTCTCCTTTAATATTACGGTGACGGTGAAGGCACTTTAATTCGTGGTACACCATCATCAAATTCTGCACGTCTTCTTCTACCCATTTGTTGAAGAGCAAACGCTTGTATCTCTTCATTATACTTGTCTTTATAAAGTTTGTACATATCCATTGGACCTTTAAGATAAGAAAAAGCCTCTGTTAAAACACCATGAAGAAGTAAAGATTCTTGATATTGAGATAAATAAGTAGAATTTGAAGATGTAAATCCAGGAGGATCAATTATATAGTTTAATTGAACCGCATAAGCTTGATCTGGAGTTGGAGCTACAACGACATTATCGTCGTCCCAATTAGCATAGTATTTAGGTTGTCCCGTAGCACCTGAGCTATTATATTCAGATATAAAACTTGTATCTCTTTTTTCCATAAAATTTCTAGTACCTGTTTGATCGGTTGTAGAAAATACCTGTAAAGATCTAATGATTAAAAAATCAGCAGGCATAACTAAATATCTTTTATTTGCTGTGAATGATGAAGTAGCATATTTTCTTGTTTCATCATAATCAACAGCACCCGCAATACCTAATTCTGTATTTCTAATAAATTGAGCAATTAAGGTGTCTGAAAGTACATTAGCATCTACTTCTGTGTAGTTTCTTACTTGTGTTAAAAAATCTGAATAACTTATTGCCATTATGATATTACCACTGTTACGGTACCAACCCTCGTTCCAACTTGTCTCTTGTTATTTTCTTCAAGAGGTGATGTAGAAGGTTGCATTCCATTTGATGTAAATTGACCATCCCAATACTGCGGATCTAAATAAACTGTTACTGGTGCTGATCTTTGAGGTCTTGCATTCCACAATGCTTGAGGATCCGCCATATGTGGCTTTGGATCTAGTTGAGGATGTTTAGCTTCAAATTCAGATGTGTGTACCCAAGAACCGTTCCATTCTTTTACCATTTCTCTATAAGGGAAAGCTTGGCCTGATCTATCAGATATGGATTGCGAGTATTTACCTTTTGCGTACGCCATTATGATCCTTGTGGGTAATAAACATTAGGAGTGATGTAAACAGATGTTCTCTGTCCATCTTCTTCCAATGCTCTTTTTAATTCATCTTCGTATAATAATTTTAATGCTTGTATTCTATCAGGTGCAATCTTTTGTGATAAGTAGAAAGCTAATCCAGATACCATACATGGAAAGAATCTAAATGGCATGTCTGAAGTATTAGTATATGCACCTACATCTTCGATTCTTGCAAGATAGTAATAGAATATATTCGTCACGGCGCTCGTATCAGGAGCCAGATATAAACTTATAGTTGGTGTAATTTGTCTATTCACATAATACTGTGAAGGTGTACCTGATTGTGTTTTATCAGGAATTGCAATGTATTCAGATCTAGATACTTTCGTTAAAGTTTGTTGATTACCACCTGTTGTAGTAACAACAGCTTCAAGCACATCGTTACAATCACTTGGTGTATTGTAGGTTACTTGACCGTTAACTAATGTTGTAGTTTCTGATTTTACTTTCCAAAGATTGATACCTCTGTTACCCCATTCAGAAAATAAAAGATTTAAACTTCTTCTAGCAGAACGAATATCATTACCAGAATTAGTTCTTACGCCACATCTTTCGTAAGCCTCTTCGATAACCTCATCAATAGTGATGTTAAAACTTGTAGTTCCTGATGTAGCCATTTCATCCTTACGCTAAGATTGCTTTTTTTAAATGTCCTGGTAAATTCTTTTGACCACCCACTAATTTTCCTGTTTTAGCACCTAGCATTCCAGTTGTTTTGTAGTTTTTCTTTCCACCACCCATCATGCCACCTGATGCTCTACTTTTTACTCCAGGTTTGCCTTTCATGTTCTTTTTAATATCATCAGAAAGTCTTTTTGTTTTTCCTTCAATACCTTCCATTTTTATTTTTTTAACATAATCCGCTAATTTATCTTTTTTCATGTTACCCATTATTTTACTCCTTCAAATTTTCCTCCCTTAACAGCGATACCCATACCACCGCAAGAGAAATTGGTTATTCTATTTTTAGCCACAGCTTTTGCAGCCTTATCCTGTTTGTCTTCTTTGACAGAATTCGTTGCTTTTTTTAGTGCCTCTAAATAGGCTTTGTATTCAGTTGCTTCTTCCATTATGTATCTATCATACCACCGTAATACAATTTAGTAAATGCACCTTTAGATGCAAAAGTGCTTACATTTGTAGGTTTACCACCTACACCTTGAGATTTACTTCTTTTCCTCGCAACAGCAGAACGCTTTTCTGAGTCTGTCATTCGGGCTGCTTTTGCAGCAGGCACGCATTTGGGGTATTTTCTTTTTGATCCACTTGCAGATTTTCTTCCACATTCTTTGTATCCTCCTCCTGGTTTCTTAGAACCAATATCTACCCATTTTTCATCGAACCACTTTTTAAGGCTCATTTCAATAGGTCACCGTAATAGTTTGAATAACTGTCGTTTGATAACTGAATATCACCTGAGTCATGTTTAATAAATTTACCCTGATATGCAGATACCACTTTATTCTTTTTATATTTTTTGTATTTTAAATATTCTTCTCCAGGGATCTCTGGCATCTTACCGCCTGGCATAGGACCTGTTTTATTTTTTCCTTTAACGTTAGTCGTTTGTTCGTCAAAGTATTTACCCTTGCTTGCCTTTTTAGGCCCCCAATCTTTTCTTTTTGTACCTGATGGATCTTTTATTTTACCCGCACAAATTTTACTAGCGTATGCATTCGCATATGCTGACGGATAAACTTTAAATTTTCTTTTTGCGGCCGCTTTGCCTCTAGCACATAGTTTTGTCATGCTGTTTAAGCCTCTTTCTGTTGTACAACTTCTTAGATTGTACCACTCTTGGTTTAAACAGTAAATGTCCTAGAGAGAGGATTCTTTTTATTGGATTTTTTTTCTTTATAGACTTTTCCATGTGTTTTTGCGATTACTTTGTCTAATTTTTTCTTATCTGATGAACCTAAACCTGGTTCTAATTGTCTAGCCATTTGTGCTCTTGTTATTGCCATTATACTAAATCCTTTGCCTTTCCTATTATGGGTTTGTATTTTGTTTTACCTTCTACTCTGTGCGCAAGTAAAAATTGTTCACGTCTTCCTTCAGGTATCCAGCTACAATGTATCCATCCCGAGTTAGGTTCTCCGGGTGTGTAGTACTCGAGGATCAATTGATCTGTCTCAAGGTTCTTTTTAATCCAATCAGCTACCTCAGCATTATCTACTCCGATACATTCGAAGTCTGCGGCCTCAGCTTTTGCATGCTGGCTGTTCCGACTCGATCCTATAGCAAGACACAAATCCTCTGAACGAAATCCGCTTGTCACCTTAACTCTGCCAAAATGATCTCGTACTGGCTGTAAAATATTTTCACATAAAGCTTTTAACTTTTCTATTTGACCTGAACTAGGATTGTTATTTATACCTTTACGGATTGCTGTATCCGATTTAATTAATTCTTGTAGATTGAAATTACGAGAAAGGTTCATTATTTTGATTCTATAACTATCTTATCAATACTTTCACTGCCGTCAATATTTATTGACATGTATGCTTCAACTTCACCACACATAAGTTGTTTATTATCCATATTCATATTACGCGTTGCTTCACGTTTCATCTTTAAACATGTCCCCATAGATTCTTGAACTCTGTGTTCAACAAGTTGACCATTTAAGAATAAGCATAAAGCTATTACTACTTTTGTCATTAATGTGCTCCGTTGCCATTACTAAATTTAATATCTCTTGTTGAATCTTTCAATTTCTCTATGTCTTTTTTTAATTTTTCTATTTCTTTTTCATGAGCTTTTAACATCACCCCTGTATGAACATTATCTTCTAACTGTTTTTGCATTTTCTCAATTTGAGTTGCTTGCCATTCGAGAATCATGAACTGCTCTTGGTCTATGGGTTTTTGAACCGATGCTTCCAATAAGTCTTTTTCAAACAATTGATTCTTCGTTTCTAATTGATTTAATCTTTCAATTACGCCAAATGCAAACCATGCACCAATCACGATTGCTCCAATCAGGCCAATTAAGTTACGTAATGGAAGACCGATTGAAGTGTTTTCTGAAATTTTTACTGACATGATAGACACTCATCAGAACCAGAATCTAATTCAGCTAATGCCTCCTCTTTACAATCTTGACTACAAAATTGATCCAATTCGTCTTTTGGTTGAAACTCTTTTTTACACTGATTACACTTCTTCATCTCTTTTTACCTTTTTTCTTTTTGAATATTATACTATCAATCTTCACAAAGATCGCATCTATAGCTCCTAAAAATTTGTACATAAACCTATCAAACATTATATTTTTTGTAATCTAGGATCGTTTGATAAAATATTCTTCTCAGCTTTAGGTCTTGCGACAGAATCTTTGCTTCTCTTTCTTAATTGAGCTAAAGCAGATTCTTTTTTCCTTTTTTCGTCAAATTCTTTTTTTAAGTCTCTTAATAAATTCATAATTAATCTTCTTTCTTTTCTACATTATAGAACATTTTGTTACTATCGTCAGTAAGCCAGTCTTTATTTTCGACATTCCATTTTGTAGTTTGGACTTCATAATCTGGTACCCTGTTACCAACAGTGTAGTTAGGAGCATCCCACAAAATACGATTATTAGGCTGAGCTGCATAATTACCGTTATCAAGAGCCAATATATGTGCACACTTATGTTCAGCAGGAATTTCAGAATGTTCTGTATCCAAGATGTTACTTTCTGGATGACCCCAATCAATCGTAAATAAATATTCGAATGGATAATTTTTTTTATCTTTTCCATAATATTTTCCTCGTTTTCCTCTTAGAAAACTAAAGCAATGCACACTAGGATAATAACTAAAACTATTCCACAATTGTAACTGGTCGATCGGCAAATCTGGCACATCGGCTCTATCATAACGTTCTTGGAAAAACGCTGAGATAGGCAAACGCCAAAAGCACGCACCATTTGGTAGCATGATATTAAATAAGAGAGCACGGTCTGTGATAGACGTGACACTAAAGATACAACAGTCTTCACTTTCTCCTTGGTGTTTTGATAAATCATATAAATACTCCTTTCTAATTTTACAGTATATTGGTGGTATGTCTGCATTCAAATAAGCCATTTAGCATTTCCACCTTCTCCTTGCAGCACATATTCTTTTATCTGGAGTTTTACTACAATTGACATTATGCATTTTCATTTGACCTGCTGATCTTGCACAATATGACTTACGTCTTTTTGCAGCTTTACTTCCTTTTTTAACTTTACCTGTGACTGCTGTTTTTAACTTAGATCCAGGATTTTTTCTTCTGTAGGCAAGAACACCTGCTCTTGTCATTCCAGCACCTGATTTTGTAGACCTGAAATTTTTTTTATTTCGCGCAGGCATTCCACCTTTAGCGAAACTATCGATCTCTATACCTAAATCAGCATAGTAATCCATGTCTTACCTAATATGTTAATCCTGGAGCTGAATATTTATCAGTTAATAATGTAAATGCAGCAACATTAGTTTTTGTTTTAACAAAAATGCCTTTTGGAAAAGGTATACCGTCTTCTGGAAAACTAAAGTTAATTACATCACCTTGTGGTACATCAGCTGTAAATAAAGTATCACCAGTGTTTGAAGTTGTAGTTAATTCTAAAACACCTGCTCCAACACCATCGTTGGCAACAATAATACCTCTTAATCTGATCGGACCTGCAATTACAGCAGTTCCTGTATTACCGGCAGTTGATCTTGTTGCTTGAATATCGCTTTTGTATCCCATAATAAATCCTATTATAAACTTTAAATACAGGGGCGTAAAGTACGCCCCTGCAATATGTATTTTATTACGCTCCTGGAGAACCGAAGATTCCTCTAGGGTCAGACCAACCGAAGCTGTATCTTTCTCTAGCTTTGAATCTAACGTTACCAGTGTCGAAATCTCCTTCAATCGCTGTTTTAATTGGCGATCTTACGAAGTTTTTCAAACCGTTTGGCGCATCAGTCAAAATGAAGAATGCATCAGTATCAGTTAAGAAATGGTTAACTCTGTAACCTTCTGGAACCATACCCATGTTCATCATTGCATTGATGTCGTTTTTCGCAAACGCATTTGATCCACCTGGAGTTGTAGATAAAGGTGATTTCATGATTCTCTCAGCAGTAAATTGTAATTCTTTTGGAATTATCATTTTTCTACCCTGTAGAGCGATCTTTAATCCTCTTTCGTCTACGAACGCCGCGATGTCAATCAACGCTTGTTCTAACGAAGTTTCTGACAAATCAGAAGCAGTAGAAAGTTCATTTCTGAAAGTTCCACCGTTTGCTAAAGGGTGATCAGTAGTCATAAGTGCTTTACCGTCACCACCATTGTATGAACCACCAGTGTCAAAACCGTTGTTCAAAATGTTAGCAGCTGTGATTTGTTTAGATTGCGCCATTGATCTTGCAAGAGCTCTTGTGTATCTGCCTGCTAATCTGTCGTATAAGTTATCTTCGATAGCCTCTTCTGTAATCGCAAATCCTAGCGCCACAGTATTGTGAGTGTATCTTGATGTATACGCTTCAGTAGCTTGGTCCATAGTGACCATAGCACCTTCTGCTTTAGTAGCAGCAGTGCCGAAGCCAGATAACATTACTTCTTCTTCAAACGCTCTGTCTGAAGATTCTGAAGCAAAGATCTCTGCATGTTCATTGTCGTATCTGTTGTATTCCAGGCCAAATAGTGCATTCAAACCTGGCTCTAGTTCTTTAACTAGTTGTGATCTTGATATAGCCATAATTTATAATCTCCTATTATTATAAGCCTGTGCCTTGATCGTAGAAGTGATTGTTAATTCTAACTAACACATCCACGTTCGCGCTTCCAGCAGTGTCATTTTGCGTATCTTGCGAAATGTCAATTGCTTGAAGAACAGTTCCACTTGTTGTTAAACCAGAAACACTGTAGTCCATTTGAACTTCAGAAATTCCAGTTAAAGTGTTACCTGTTGCAGTTGTTATTGCAAAGTTTTTAAAGATGTCTGCCACAGCAAACGCTCCATCAGAATCTACTGAATAAACTACATGCGGGTCATCGATAACAGTAGCGACGATGTCACTAGCGTTAACAGTTCCTGGATAATAGTTTTTCCAAGTAGGCTTTTGAGTTGTAGGGTCTGTGTAGAACACTCCGTTAAAAACGCCCACTACAAGATCAGAAGTATTTGCTACTGCTCTTTCGATACCGCCACCTGTTACAGGTTTTACCAAGTCACCTTGATAAATCGGAGTACCGTAGTTCGCAGCAATTCTGTATCTGTTTTGCGCGTTAATAAATGGAGAGCCATCTAACTTTCTTACCGGTCTTAGACCGTATTTTTCAGCTACATTAGCCATAGTTGTTTTCTCCTTTATTGTTTAACATTTACTTGTAGTGGTGATTACCAAAAAATTAATTTTTGTTTCCTCCACCAAAAGTTACGCGAGATTGTCTACTAATATTAATAGGCATCTCAGGTCGTTGTTCCTTCATGACATCGTTGTCCACCGCGTTAACTCTATCTTGAGTAATTCTTTTGAAATACTCAGCACGGCTTTTTGCAATCTCTTCAGGTATCCTTCCCAACACAAGGCCAGCAACCCCGATCAACCCTGCGTAGGTTCCTTGAGCTATGATTGGATAACCATGATCACCTAATTGATTTTTAATCTCTTCGGCTCTCACAAATTCCCAACCTTCTCTCATTTTCTTAGATACGTTAGCCGTATCTTGGAAACCCATACTTTCGGTTCTGATCCATCTATGAACATAACCGTCTGGCGCAGGTGGTGCATCCAGAGATGATGGTGGCGTCCAAGGTTTTAACCTTGTTTCTTTTTTTTCTTCAGACGCGCGTGAAGTTCTTTTTACATTGTCGCTCATTCTATACCTCCTTCACGAATTTAGCGTATTCTTCTAGTGGCACCCCTAATTTTTTGGCAATCGCCACCTGTGATTTGGTGAGTCTCACAGATCTACGTCCCTGCTGAGATCTTCCAGCAGAAGCAACTTTTTGGACGGGTCTTCGTTGCTCTTGACTAGCAAAACGATGAGGGAAATTATCCTTCATTCGTTTGTCTATCTCATTATAGTACTCATCACTTTCAACATCAACACCCATGCCCACTAGATCTTCGTGCACAGTCATTGCTGCATTTGTCATGATTTTATCGTTACCAAACCAAGCATTTTTTGATGCCCAATCTTTTGCCCTTTGACTAGGCTCGGATTGTTCAGTTGTTCGCTCAGCTATTGGATCTTCTTTTGGTGCGTTTTTCTGCTCTTCGAGCTGTTTCAATCTAGCTTCTCTATCAGCCATCTTGATTCTAGCCTTTTCTTTCTCAACAGTTAATTGAGTTAACTCGTCATTAGCCTGCATGATTGCTTCCGCATCATTAGACTCAATAGCGTCTTTCAACTTCTTTTTAACTTGTTCTCTTTGAGCATCAACTCTCGCATCAAATTCTTTTAGATATTTTTCATCTGTAGAATCATATTTTGTTTGAGTATCGTCATACTTTTTTTGTAAACCCTTAGCAAAATCTAAAGCTGCTTGTTCTCTTCTTTCAGCTTCTCTAAATTTTCTAGTAAGTTTATCTATTCTTTTTTTAACAGATTCAGAAACTTCAGTTAAATCGTCAGGTTCTGATTGTTGTTTTGTTTCTTGTGTAGGTTCTTCTTGAACTTCTTCAACCGCAACATCTTCTTTGGGTTGTTCCTTATCATGTTCAGTATAACCTAAATCAACTTCACCAGCATTTAAGTCTGGTT